ACATAAATACATGAAAGATACTTTATGGAGTAATTATGGCACTGCCGAGAATCGATGTACCAACACAACACATAACACTACCGTCGTCTAATAAGGAAATCATCATCAGATCCTTCTTAGTCAAAGAAGAGAAGATTCTTCTAACAGCTCTAGCATCAGAAGATTCTAAAGAGATTGTTAATGCCACAAAACAGATTGTCACAAACTGTGTGTTGTCTAATGACTTTGATGTAGACTCTCTACCGATATATGACCTTGAGTATCTGATTATTAAGCTCCGTTCAATTTCTATTGGCGAAAAGCTATCTCTTAGGTTTCTACCACGAACAAACACAGAATGTGAAGAGTGTAAAAAGCATCGAGAAGTGACGGTTGATATAAGTCAAGTCAAGATTGTGTTTCCTGAGGGGCATGAAAAAAAGATTGCGCTTACAGAGAGTGTCGGCATCGTACTGAAAGACCCAGAAGCAAAAATAATGGACGAGTTTGAAGCCGCAAAACAATCAAAAGAGGTTGATGATCTTCTAAAGATTATTTGGAAATGCGTCGATTATGTGTATGACAAAGACAACATCACTTCACCCAAAGATGTGACAACCGATGAGGGTCTTGCATTTTTGGAATCATTGAAGTCTGACCAATTCAAGAAGATAGACAAGTATTTCCAAACGATTCCTAGACTCAATCTTGTCGTTCCAATTCAATGTTCCTCATGCGATTATGCAGATGAGTATGTACTGGAGAAGCTAGAAGATTTTTTCGGCTAATGCTGGGCCACACAAATCTGGAGAATTACTACCAGACGCAATTCTCTCTGGTTCAGCATCATAAATACTCTTTGACAGAGCTTGAAAACATGATTCCATACGAGTTGGACATTTACGTCGATCTACTCGTAGAACACATGAAAGCTCTTGAGAAGGAGCGCAATCAGAAGTGATGAATGACAGTCTGGATAAAACAACCAAGACTATTATACGAGATAGGTGGACACACAGAAGGCGAATGGCATATATTGCTATATTCTCTATTCTTGCAGTCACCTACGCTTGTCTATTCAAAATAGAAGCTAAAAAGCTGGACGCTCTTGAAGTAATAGTTACTTGGTTCTATGTAACTATGGGGTCGATTATTGGTGCGTATGTTGGATTTGCCACACTCGATGATAAGTGGCAAAACAAAAAGAAGGATGACTAATGGCTCTCGAAGATAAACTCAACTATGCTGCGGGACTTATGTTCGATGATGATCCGCTCGCAAATATGGTTACAAGCGGACTATACAAAGGGGGCTCGTTTGTCGGCCAAAAAGCAAAAGCTGGATTAGAAAGACTCAGACGAAAGACAAAGCCTGGTGACCCAGAACCTCCAATGGGCGATATGCCTGAGGCGCCAGTTAGGGCAACTAAAGGCGATAGCGAATCTGACGGAACAACATCACAAGACAATAAACAAAATTGGGATTGGCTGAGAGGCATATTAACTGAGATATCAACATCTCTATCTTCTATCAAAGACATTCTATCAGAGTCTCTAAAACATCAAATCGATGAACAAGAGAGACTATCTCTAGCAACAAAAGAGAATGATCTTGAGAATCGAAATAAGAAAAACACAATAGTCACCAAAAAGGAACAAGAGGAGGGACGCGGCGGAATTCTTGGTATTATGGGAGTACTATTTGCCGGGCTGGCGAGTGGACTAACCGCACTAATCAGCGCACTATCGAATCCTCTGCTATTGGGCGGACTAGCACTATTAGCAACAGCTATGTCTGATAAAGATAGCTGGATTAGAGAGAAAGTTGGTGCAGGAACTGAGTGGATAAAAGAAAAACTGGGAGTAGGTGGTGTTGACGCCACGACAATATCAACGAACGCCATGATGTCGGGTACAGAGAGAGGGATGAGGAACTCTCCGGGGGCGGTGCCAAAAACAGAGGAAACGCCACATAAGCCCACAAAATCAGAAAAAAGAGAAATCAGAAGAAATGCCAAAAGAGCTGCAAAAGGATTATCTGCCAAGGTACCTGAGGTTTCAATACCCAAAGCTGGTGTCACAACCGCGGCTACATCAGCATTAAAATCCGGCGCAAAGGTAGGAGCTAAAGCTCTCGTTAGAACGGCAGGGAGGGCCGTGCCTATTATCTCTGGAGCTCTATCTGCCGGAGAAAGAATTGCTGACGGGCAAGGTGTACTGCAAGTTGCTGGTGGAGTTGCTGGAGAGATGGCTGGAGGAACGGGGGGAGCCTGGGCCGGAGGTACAACCGGAGCGGCTATAGGTACTATGATATTTCCCGGGGTCGGCACTGCCATAGGTGCGGGAATTGGAGCGATAGCCGGAGGAATAGTAGGTTCTATCGGCGGCGGCTGGATTTCCGATAAGATAACCGGTGTAGAAAACGACAGTGAGGAGCCAAAACTGGCAAAAGAAGAAGCTGGGAAACTGGATGAGTCTACAAAAGAACTGAACGAAACTTCAGAAGGCCTACAAAAATCGAACAACGAACTAAAGAGTTCTGTAGATCTATTGAGAGAAAGACTAGATGGTGTAGGAATATCCTCGAATGTCTCTGCCAACATGACAGAAAATGATTATGTGAGAGAACCTACGCAGAGACGATTTCCATCAAACATAAAAACGAACGCATCTTTTGATAATGGAGCTCAGGAGCTTTTGCCAAGATTGATGAAAGATTTGAACTTAAATCAGAAAGAGGCTGCTGCCATTTTAGGAAATTTAGGTCACGAGTCTATGGGACTCAAACCTGGAATACAAGAAATGAATCCTCTAAGAGGACGAGGAGGTCTTGGTTATGCACAATGGACTGGGATCAGGAGGCGGCGATTTGAAGCATTTGCTAAAGCCAGGGGAACTACAACAAAAGATCCAGAAACAAACTATCAATTTCTTTTACATGAATTGAGGACAACACATAGAAAATCATTAGAAGCACTCAAGCGAGCGCCCAATAACACCATAAGCAAAACAATAGCATTTGAACAACAGTATGAAGGATCTGGAGTAAAAGCGTATGCAAGTAGAGTTGCTTATGCAAAAAGGGCCGAACAACTCATCGCAAACCCAGATATGGGCAGGGCAGCAAAGTTAAATGAAGTATCAAAAGCGAATAAAAACGCGGAGCAGGCGCAGCAAAAAGTTGTGGTCGTTAAAACTGGAGGCGACTCTATGCAAGCTCCACCAATGCTGATGCCCTCACCTACACCGAACCCACAATCACAGGTTGCAGAAGTTCGGTGTAGTATAGACGGCTCTGTATCTGCGGCTTGTCGTTATTAATCTTCGTTCGCAAGCTGCTGAAGGTAGCTCAAATCATCCGAAATATCACTATCATCGCTGCTGTGCTCATCAGCATGGCGGCTTGATACGGTAGACTCAATATCAACATCAGATGCAGTCTCGGCTACAGACGACTTACTGGCTGCACTTGGCACAGTAACTTTATCTGCGCTCTTCACACTTGCAGAAAGACCAAGAACACGATCAAGTCTACGCTTGAGATCCTCATATGTCTTGAACGTGTCTGGATTCACAAGATCAGATAGCTTATTTTGTGTCTTCCATAGTGTCTCAATTCTCGACTCATCACCTCCGAAGAGTGGATCTGGAGATGAGAAATCTGATTGATCGTAGTTAGGATATCCCTCAACCTTACGACACTTCAGCTTGAAGTTCGCTCCCTGAAATGGACAGAATGGATTGACAGGATCCTTCTGGTCTACAGGATCTGGCTCAGGAATCATCGACTCTTGAATCTTCTGAAAGAGCTTCTTGCCATACTTGAACAAGAACACTTTGCCCTCATTGTCTGGGTTTGCAGGATCTTTAATCACAAGAATGTTTGATACATATCGTGCTGTTCGCTTTTGCTTTCGTGCAAGATCTTTGTTTGCATCGACGCCGCTATTCCAGAGCTGATTGTTATACTCAAATACTGGATCTGCTACGCTCTTGCCGAGTGTAGTACGAGACTTCTCGATGTACCATCCACCGGGGCCCTTAAATGCGTGTTCATAAACCATTACCCAAGGAAGCTCATCACCCTCAGTGGCAGGAAGAAATCGAATAACTGCGGCTCCTACACCACTCTTATCTGTAGCAAGTCTCCAGAACTTATCATCATCGTTCGATGATGTATCGGACTTCTTATTCAACTTCTCAAGCTCGTCTTGAAGTTTCTTGATTCCTGCGGCGCCGGCGTTTTTCTTTAGGTTTGCAAATGACATACGGTCTCCATTAAAATAGTTCACTACGAATAGTGTACATTGAACATAACAAATTTAGTCACAAACATCAAGCATTTTTTGTTCAGGTGATACAAAAGCACTTTTCATTATGGAACGGAATGGCTTTACATCCACACGAACAAATGGTGAATACTTCGTGATTACTTTGTATATCTCAGGCCAAACCAAATCTTCGCTGATGGTTTTCGACATTCGTGGCAAAAAGTTTAGAACTTTGTTCATGAGTATGAATGTTTCGAGTGTTATATCTTGTTGTGTCATCAAATCGACTAAGTATGGCCAAGTGCTTTCTTCTGAGTGTGGCAAAAACACATCGTCGAATGACTTGATAACTCCAGCGTCGATGCTGCTTCTGATCTTTTCTATGTCTTGCTTAAATTGATACTGCAACGATTGGAGTCGTTTCTTCAGAGATAGGTACTTTTGGCGACCTTGCTCAGATGATATTGTGCCTATCCAAACATCACTATTGTCCAAAAAGTTTGCGACGAGGAGTAGCTCGTATTGTTCATCATCATACACTTTGGCGAGCCTATCGAATATGTGTTTATCTCGTCTATTATCAAAACTTTCTCTTGATGCTTTTGCCTTGCCGCCGAACTTAAAGTAGTCATAGTTCGTCTGAAAGTGTAATTTTATGGCAACGTACTTTCTATATGCGTCGTATCCTTTCATATGCTATATTGGAAACTTCGCTCGTTTCTTTCCTCTATGAATCATGTTGAGGTCAGTCGCTTCTACTTCTATGATCTCTTTTATTCGTGCAGTTAATAGTTTAGGGACAGTTTCAGGCTCAATATTGTTTGATAATATGAAGTCACATACCGCCTCGAAGTATGTTACTTTATCATCTCGAACTATGCGTTCTATCTCTTTTGAGAATGTCGATTGTGTGTGTAGTTTCAGTCCCATTATAAGTATCCGTTATTTTTGAGGAGAGACTCTAACACATGATCGTCCATGTAGCCGCCCACATCGAATTGATCTATCGATAATGTAGCAATCACTTTATCCTCGGCTGTTATTTTTGTTCGGCCATGTCTGTAGGTTATTTTGACATCTTTGCCGTCTGTTGTTTTTCCTTGCCACTCAGAAGGAAACCCTAAGTGCGTTCTCACCAGACTAGCAAAATTAACCTTCATTACACCTCCGAAAGATTGTGCCGTTTCAAAAATTGAGTGTGTGCTAGTCGCAGAACCCCACAATCCTTTGGTTCTTTGTATAGCTGTTTACACATAATACTAAGCGGATATCCTATATGCAATATTTTTTTACAGATCGAGTTTGTTTCTGAAACCAAGAAAGACGGGGAATCTAGGAGCATCTTTCACTCCAACAGATTGATATTTATACTTCACTATTTTGTTCTTGTACTTGCGGCGATGGAGCCATATTTCTTTCTTCAGCTCATCATCAAATCCAGAACCAATCCCAAACTTCACGCCAGTCTTTAAGTCTTCAACGATGAGAGATCCAAGAGTGTCTGCTGGCACAAGACCATCTTTTTTGGATGAACGTTTCGCAAGACCAAACTCATTTCTCTCTTGAACATTTTCGTTTTGCATCTTCTCTTCAAAGTCTATCACTTTTGCTTCTGCATCGTAGAAACGCTTCAGCTTCATCAAAATTTGGTCCTTTGGTGTCGAGCGGCCGCATTTATACTTGCCTGAGGGTGTGCGTAACATTACACCCTCGTAACCCCTCTTCAAGCATACGGTTTCATATCGCAGCAACTCCTTTTCATTGTTGATACTCTCAGGATACAAAACATCAAACTCGAATGGCGCTTTGTTCTTGTTAATGTTATGTCGAATTTTAGTCTCTATAGCAAACAGCTTTTGTATTCTCTCTCGGTATGGTTCATCGAGTGTGCTAGAGACATAATCAAATGCGTGAAACGAGAACTCAGGCTCCCCGTCAAATGACATGACCTTGGATTGAATATCGTTGAATGTGCCTGGTGTCATAATTTCGCCATCAATTCCATCAGGCAAATACTTCTCTAGCAACGCTCGTATATGTTTGTTGGGTATTGGCTTAAATGTGCGAGTGACTACCTTACCGTCTATTTTTAGAACACGAATGCCGTCGAGCTTCGGTGTTGCCAAGACAGGAAAATGTAGGGCAGATATGTCATTGAGTGTGGAAGCTAAAAGTGGGCGGGTTACCATATAACTTATGATACACAAAATTCTTGCGATTGTCTATATGTTTCGTTTTGGAATGTAAATTAGCGTGGAGTGGGTAGTTTGGCTGAAATCTTCTCAAGCTGATTTGCAATCGCTTGAAGCTCTTTGAGTGTGGATGTGGCAATTCTCTTATCCGCAATCTCTGTTCCTGGAGATTCCACATACTCTTCCACAAGGCTCAGGGCCTCATCAAGAGTGTCTTGAGTTTTATCCAAAAATCTATTGATACTGCTTAGTATTCGTTCTGATTCTTGTCGGTTTGTGTCCATTACAGTCAGTTCCTTTAATCTCTTACAGCATCAGCTCCATATTTATGTCTAAAGATGTGTCTTTCAACAATGGCAGCGTCTGGTCCGGAATACTTGTTATGACATGCTTTTATTCCGGACCAACTCTTATGGAACAATAACTTAACTGTATGTATGTGGTCCGGAATACTTGTTAAAACGGGGTTTATTCCGGACCAAGTTTTTTGTGGTTACTCCGGCGTTTTTGAAAATTTGAAATAAATATTATTCACATTCATGTTGTATCTGGAGAATAGCTAATGTCTAAACATGGATCTGGAAAGCCAAAATGGGAGCACTACTTCAAAGGGAACAAAAAAATTCAAACATTGGTCAAAAAGACAACCGAAGTGGTCGAGTTTAAGAATCCAACAATTAAGAAAACACTAGCAGAAGGCGCAGAAATTTTAGTTCATCCCAAAAGTTCTTATGAACAATATGACAAAAAATACCTCATCAGTATTGTTGGGAGTGACAAGCAGTATTTAATTTCTGGAGACAATGTAGAGAAACCTATACAAGGGGATTGTGACAACATTAAACCACAAAACTTTGGACTGAAAGGAACAAATTCTCTAACCGAAAACTTTTCAATTAGACAGGTAATTAGTGCTGTCAAAACGTCTCTGGCACCGGGAAAGAGAGAGGATCTTCATCCAGTGGTCAAAAAATTTCTGTTGTTTCTTACAGATGCGGTTGAGAAAAACTCGAAAACAGCAAAGTTCAAAGAGTTCGCAACCATAAAAAAGAACGGCACATATATGGCTAAAATAGCAAAAAACTTCGGAGAAGTATTGTCGGCATTGATAGTAATAACCAACAAAGACCTGTTTCCTAACCTAGATATAAAAAAAGACGATCTAATCTTTTTCCCGAAAGAAGAGAACTATGCACTAACCGACTTCATGATTGTAGGAAACGTTGATGGGAAAAAGAGGGAGAAGTATCGATTTTCTGTTAAATCTGAGATGAAAGGCAAAAATACAAACACTGTAAAACCCGAAGGTGTCTTATCCCTATTCAAGGGCAACAACGCACTAAAAAAGACATGGGAAAATACCATCGAATACAAAATCATAAAAACTCTCGATGAAGGTACGGTCCGAAGTGGGCCATTAAATGTCATATTGGATCTGATCAAATCAAATAGGGCTGATCTAAAACCAAAATCAAAAAATTTGACCGTAGCGAAAATAAAAATTGCATTGGAGTCATATAAGACTTTGGGTAAAGTATCCAAAGATGTTGAAAAGACTTTTTATGAGGCACATCATCATGTCGTAGACGTGTCCAAAAAATTAGAATACACAAAGTTCTTCCTGGATGTCATTAACTCGCAAGTCTACTATATCATCATGACTGGATATACACAAGATGGAGTCCCAACATGGGAGACGATTGGTGATAAATCAGGAAAAAATCAGAAAGAATTTTCAAAAAAGAAAATCGTCCTTAGATATAAAGACGATCAGAACAAAATAGGCTTTCAAACTTAACTGCACTACAGAGGTGAATACGATAGTTGCCGTACTCACGCCCTGTTTCGCCCTTCAGGGCTCGTCAGGTGCAGATGCGCCATAGCTCGGTTCTTTCAAAAACGACACATTCTTGTGTCGGGCTCGGTTGAGCATAAAATCAAAGCCAGAATCCTAAATCTTCCGAAGATAGAAGCTGTTTGTTGCGCTACCAGCTTCATGTCGGTCGAAGTAGGGCTGCTACTTTGATGCTCACTATTTAGTATTCCAAAATGCTCAACCAAAATCTTTTACTGGCAATCCTGTGGACATTTAGCATGGTCTTCAGGGCAAGAACACTCTGTAGACATACAAACAATAACTTCACAGATATTATTGCCACAATTATTTTTACAACGCAGGGCTTCTGGATGCCTTTTTGTTGCGTATCGCCCCAGCAAGAACAATCCAATCATAACCGAGAAAACAACAAAAATGGAAAATACAAAACGCATTATGATAATGTATCAGTGTTAAAAAACAATGTCAAGCAAACGTTCTGCTTCCTTATCAGAAACTTTACCATCATCCAAAATGCTCTCAATCTGATGTAAAAATGTAAGGTAATGATACCGTTCTAAGAGCTTATACACAACGTTTCCTGGAAGCCTATTTTTGGTTCCATAATCCCGTATGTCCTTTGCGGTCAGCTTCTTTTGAAACCCAGAGTTTCGATCAGAAACAATTTTGTCATGAAGAGATGCTAACCCTTTAACATCATCTTCGATCTGTGCCAACTCACTCTTAATCAGACTTTGTATCGACTTAACAGAATCTTTGTCCATAGTTTTAAGTACGGAGTAATCGATCAAGTCATCTTTGAGTTCGTCTTTCATGACATCAATCTTTTTGACAACAGCTTTGAAAGCATCAAAATAATTTTCGACATGAAACGGGCGCTCTATAGACTTGCGAATAAAGGTGTTGTTGCTTATATCAAAAACGCCGTCTGCTGAATCATTGGCATTATCAAAATCTGACTTGTCTGAAAGAACATGATAATTGATCGGATGTTTTGTTCCTTTTACCAGCTTTCCACTGTTCTCTATTGCAACATTCTTGGCAAGCTCATAAGTCTCTTGATTGCCATTAATCAAAACGTTTATATCAACATCAGAATCGTTTGTGTATCTTCGGGTAAGTGTGCTGCCTATGAGAGTATAATCCAAAACGTTTGTGATATTAGACAGCTTTGCTATTCCAGAAATTATCTGTGTTCTTACGTCAGGCTTGAGGCGCGGCTCGTCAGTCAAATCAAACAACTGTGATGACAGTGATGGCTGCTCGGCATCAAGAATCGACTCAACTAGAAATTCACTAAACTGTCTCATAGGCAATTTTTTTAATGGGCTGTCACTTTTGTTCCCTGACAGCCGTTCTGCTTCGGAAACAAATTAGTAGCAGGAAACGGCAAAAACACTCCCTAGCGACAGCCCTAACTATTTAGTCGTCGAAATAAAAATTTGGTGGACCTGGCCGGGAGTCGCACCCGGCGTTCAAGCTATTTTCTCTCATATCCGTTTACAACAATAGGTTGAACAATGAATAGACCATCAGGCATTACAGTTCAAACCAACTCTCAGCCATATAGGTAGTGGGTAACCACTATTCCCGCTCCAAGATTAGGTTTTAACCTCACGTTACGAACGGTTATCCGTGAGCACCGGTTCGTTTCATTTACACAGCTTGAACGTCAACG